TTATAGGAAGTAAAATGGCTAAGTGTTATCAACTAATCGGTGTTCCAGGCTCTGGTAAGTCTACTTGGGTTAATGCGCAAGCATGGGCCAAGGATTGTGCATACATATCTACAGACAAGTTTGTAGAACAATATGCTAAGGGACAAGGTAAAACTTATTCTGAAGTATTCGATGCTTATATGCCAATTGCTGTAAAGCTAATGGCTAACCAAGCATTGATTTGCCAAGCAAACAATTTGGATGTTATCTGGGATCAAACTAGCACTACACGGATTAGCCGTACTCGTAAGTTCAATACTTTACCAAAGTACGAGCATATTGCTGTAGTGTTTAAGACACCAGATCCAGAGGAACTGGCTCGTCGTTTGGCCGGTCGCCCAGGCAAGAACATTCCAGATTACGTTATGCGTAGCATGATTGATGGGTTTGAAATGCCAACTGAAGATGAAGGTTTTACTGAAATCTGGTATGCGAGCTAATAACTACGCACTTTAATGGGGCCTTTAGGGCCCTATTTTTTTGGCTCTGCGTTCTGATCAATCGAATAAATACACTATAATGATCACACGATTGATTACAGAATAATGGAGATAGCCCATGTCGCTACGTATTAGACGCGGAACAGATGCCCAAAGACAGACCGTAACCTTTGACCAAGGTGAATTGGTTTACACAACCGATACACTTAAATTGTTTGTAGGAGACGGAGTTACAGCAGGCGGAAACAATATTGGTAAAGCACTAGCCGGCACAGGATTAGTGTTTGACACCATTACACAAACCCTACAGGCCACAGCGACTGGTAGTGGAGGCATCGCATCTGTTAGTGCAGACACCAATCCTGCATTAGGTGGAAATCTAAATATTAGTGGGCACAATATTGTAGGAACTGGTAATATTGCTACTACAGGTACTATTTTTTCTACCGTAGGACTAGGCGGAAATTTAATACTAAATGGCAATAACGTTTCTGGAACAGGCAATATTGCTATCACAGGAACTTTAAGTGTTACAGGACTAGGTGCTGATCTAGTTCTTAATAGCCATAATATTACTGGTGTTGGTAATATTAATCAAACAGGAACAATTTCAACTTCAGGCTTGGCAACATTTGGTTCGATATCAACAACTGGTACATTGAATGTAACAGGAGCAACTGGACTCACAACATTAACATCTACAGGTATAACTAATACAGGAAATATAACCACCACTGGAACTATTTCGGCTACTACCGGGTTGGGTGCCAATTTATCTCTAAACGGCTATAATATAACAGGATCTACTGGTGCTATTAATATTACCGGCAATATTACTAGTGGCAACATTTCGACCGCAGGAACAATTACAGCTACTACGGGTTTAGGCGCTAATTTGCCACTCAATGGATATAACATTACAGGATCTACTGGTGCTATTAGTATTTCAGGTGCTATTACAACAACAGGATCTCTAACTGGAGGCACAATTACTGCAACTTCGGGACTAGGTGCAGATCTAGCACTAAGTGGACATAATATTACGGGCAATGGTGGAATTAATATAACTGGTAACATTAATAATAATGGTACTATTACAACAACAGGCAATTTTACACAATCTAGTGGTAGTTTAACTTATACAGGATCTATTCCAAACTATACCTATGTAAATGGATCTATTAATTATCCTTGTCTCAATGTAGGACAAATTAATCTTTTGCCGGCTAATGCATTTAATGGTCTTGGCGGACTATCAATGAGCACCCAGGGCGACACAAACAACGATCCATTTGCATTATTTGTAATTAACAATGCAAATAATGTTCCTACGGCCAACCAAGCATATTTTTCGAGAAGTAGAGGAACATTAGCATCGCCAACTACTGTACAGACAGGCGATGGTATTTTTGCTTTGACATGGACAGCTCAAGCATCTAGTAGCTCTGTTTATACTGCTGAAATACTTGTTAATGCCAGCGGTACTATAACATCTAGTGCTGTTCCTGGTCAAATGGCATTACAGGTTGCTAATTCTTCGGGAACGATGACATCTGGTCTAACTATAGATGGGCCTACACGTACTACTACATTAAACAATTATTTGGTTGTAAACATAAACAACTCAATCACAGCAGCCGGTAGCAATCAGGCAGGAGCAACTCCGTTGTCTAATACTGCAAATATTGTTACCAGCGTGGCTAGTAGCACCGGAGTTTCATTACCTACAGGAATATCAGGAATGGTAATCTGGGTTTACAATGCAGGAACGAATCCACTATTGATTTATCCAGTCAATGCTGGATCAGCTAAGATTAATGCTTTGGCCACTAACTCTGCCTTTAGCTTATCAGTAGGGTCGGGTATTAAGTTCTTGGCAGCAAGTTCTACTCAATGGTATACACTCTAATCGAGTAGATGATCAGTTGATTCGTAGAATCTAAATGTAGCAACCACCCTAGGTTCATTGTGTGGATTATAAACTGCATGCGGTACATTAATTCTTAGCACAGCAGGTCTATCTAGTTCAAATCTAAAGACTTCTTCCACACTTGATTTAGCGTGACCACCGCAGTTTGTTGCCGCATAATATATATCTGGATCGTTTTTAAGAAGTTTGTAGAACAAAGTAGCTGATCCAGCACAATTAAGTAATGGAATGTTGATTGCGTTTGTTGTTTCAAAGCCTGTGAACACTGGCATAGCATAATCAAATCTAGCTTCAGGATCGTCAGGTCTATCAGTATGAATAAACACAGCTCGCATGTCTAACGGATCTTCAATTCCTAAATCGTTATTAAGATTAGTAAAGAAAATCATTTGACGTGCAGTTAACCCTAACAAACTAAATGCTTTAACTATATCGGGAAGAAATTCCGATATTTCTTTATTGTCGTGACTCCACCATAATGCATCTAAATTACTACGACTATTCCTGAAATCCAATAACTGTTGTCTTAAATCTTTCCAGTTAGGGATGTCTAAATACTTTGCATAGTTAATTATTGTTCCCATACATATTCTCCTTTTTTTGGAACTGCAAAACTTAAATAAGTTTCTATTTTATTTAAGTCTTCCTTAGTACGTAGGGCACAAAGCTCGTTAGCAAAATGTAATTCTACATTATAATCTAAAGCTAATTGTAATAATTCGCTCCTTCTGTTAGGATCGTCTGGCAAACTATACATGCTACACATGGCTATACCATCTGGTCGTTCTTTTATATAATGTTCTAAAGCAGGACACCAATCTAAATGCTCATTTTCAAATTCATAGCTATTGTAACTGATTTTATTTTTAGTACAATATGGTTCGATTATAGCACGTTGCATAGGCAAGGGAATATTTTTACTGAATACACTATTCCAACCTGCGTATGTAATAAATGGTTTACCTGTATAATCTCTCGTTTCAGATACTTCGTAATCGCCCGGTAATCTCATAAATCCTCCTGGCAATCTTCGTCCCCATTCTTCACCTTCGATTAAGATACGCATATCCATGCTAACTCTTGTATAATTTTCTTCATTATTAACATTGCCGTGTAGATGCTCTTGGAAAAACAAATGACTTTGCCCCGGATCCAATGTAACTGGCCATGCATGTTTTAAGCACTCGTTTTCAAACTTCTCAAGAGACCATTTTTCTTCCATAATCTGCTTTGTAATTTTCCTGCTTATATCTAGATCCATGATCCACATGGTATTTGTTTTCTCTGCTCGAGTAAAAGGAGTCCAGATAGTTCGACAACCTCTACCATTTCCAACAAAAATACCTTGATGGAATTGTAATCTACGGCCTACACTACTTTGATTAGGAATCACAACTCGTAAAGTTCCTTGTCTTTGTATCATGTAACGTTTATTGTCTATTCGTTGAGGAACTATCTCCTGCGCAAATTCATCAAATCGTTTCATGAAATCTATGCGACTACATGCGTTTTGCACATGCTGACCTACACGCACAATTTCGGTAGGAGTAAGAAACTTATGCATAGTTTCTAGTTCTTTTATCTGCGGAGCAACTTCTTGAATTATACTCAGTGCCCACCCTGGCCAATTGTATTTTTCTAAATCATAATCAACCGTTTTATTATCCCAATGTTTTTGTAAAGAGGTTAGCATATTTTTCCTTATCCTAGGGCAGTTCCTGCCCAAAACTTTTTCAAATTTTGTGTCGCTATCATAGAAGATTTAGATTCTTTTCCACATTGATGCGCACATCTTTCTAATCTATGTTCATTAGACCAAGATTTTTCTACTGCTGTAAAAACACTGTTATTTACAATGTTTTCAATTTTATTATATTTCAGATTAATTGAATCAAACCCGCCATTGGATTCTATCAAATTAATTAATTTCTGTCTATCAGGATGTGACTCGGCTTCGTACCCATACAGTCTATCTAATAGCCAACCACAAGGTAATACATAACCTTCAGCAGATATATAGATCAAGTTAGTGTGTTGAGCCATGCAGTTTATATCAACGGATTTAAGATAGTTATTGTATCCGTTATACTGTTTTGTAATAAGATTGTAATCATCGTATCCGTTGTTATAATAACGATTGTCGGTAGCAGGTTTTAGCCATCTTATAACTCGTTCTTTCTTGTTCATTACAGGAGTTTTATCTACTAGCTTATGTTGTTTATCCATAAACCTAGAAGTAATTTTTGTTGCAAATCCGTTAAAACCTAATTGCTGACTTAATAGTTCTGCTTGTTCCACTTGATGTTGATTATGCTCAAATACAATATAACTCCAAACAGCATTGCCACCGTTCTCTATAAAGGATTTTGCATTGTTGATAATTTTCTGCCAATTGGTGCCAATCCTATATAAGTGATTAGTATCTTCCAATCCATCTATTCCAAAATAAACTATATCAGATGGATCCATTACTTGTGCTAAGTCTTTCCACCATTTTTCATTTCTCAAGCTACCGTTGGTCCTAATAGCTATTTGAGCCGTCGATGCTGATTTTAACCATTTAACAATTTTGATTAGATCTGTACGTGTGCAAGGATCGCCATAAGTTCCACATAATCTAATTTCTTTCATGTTAGCTAAAAAATCATCTGTAATCTGTGACTTCATTATGTTTAGATCTAAATCTACTAAAGGTAAACTAGGCCATGTCTTTCCGCCATAATAATTCCTCGTACATTGAGGGCAGGATGCATTACATCTTGTTGTAAGTTCGATTTCGATTTGTGAAATATTTTTATAAAACATGTATTCTACTTTTACCAAAATTTCTTCGTCTGCTATAGTATAAAGATTCTAAAAATTTTGCAAAACTTAAATTTTTATTTTCGGGAAATTCAAATATTAAAGTAGACGGCAAATTCATATTATTGCCAGCTACGATGAATCCGTAAATGTCGAGGTCAAAATTTATAGTTTTAGGATAAAGACTAATATCTTTATAGTCTATTATATAGTAACTCTGTAATTTAATCAAATTTATCTTAGTAAGTTCATCTAAATCGTATCTGTCTATAAATTTTTCTAGTACTGACATTACATGTTCTTTTTTTGATTCTGCATGTACATTTATTATCGTAGTGTAAATTAAATTCCACCCATGTACAGGAATATTTGCTATAGGAGGATGATCTATCTTGCCTTTCTGTGTCCACTGTATAGTGTATTTCCTAAAATTAGATATTTCTCCAGCCAGCCATTCATCTTTCTGTATGAATTCAAATAAATCGGAATAAAAGTCAGCATAATCTATTGAAAGATGTTTGTACACAAATCTACTTAAAAATGTAGTTAGTCCGTTGATATGAAAACAGTTGATGAACCAATTAAACACTTGGGCGTCTATCATATGATTAAAAGACATAGTATTAGTTTCAATTACTACATCGACACCTTCTTGTAATTCATTATCGTTATGACTGCCACTCATATAGTCGTAGACTGTAATAGATCGTATACCGTACAATGATTTTTGGAATTTATTCATTTCTGCATTTTCTAAAAGCTGTGCCTGGAAAATATCTATTCCATTATGATTGCCAGCGCGAAATAGTTTCCAAAAATTTTCTTTCCATGTCTCTAATGTTTCGCCTGGCAACCCTAAAATCAGTTCACTATTAACTGGAACTTGATTAACCTCGGCTAGTTTGAAAATTTCTTCTACGTTAGTATCTGTGAGATTTTTTCTTTTTATATTTTCTAGAACAGAATCGTCCAGACTCTGAAAGCTCAATGTAAGTCCGTGATTAAATGCCTTTGTTTTTATAAGTTTAGAAACAATCGCAACTACATCTCTTTTTTGATTCTTTGCCCAACTAACATTGAACGTATAAGGATACCCATATGAGTTTTGTAATTCTATAAACTTGTCTACTATAAGATTATCTCTTTCAACGAACATACCAAAATTAGCATCAGTAACACTTAGAAATCCACATCGATTTTTTGCCATCCATTCTAATTCTGCAAATACCCTGTCTAGATTAAAGTGTTTAATTTTATTATAGGTCAAACTACCCCAATCACAAAATGTACAAGCATAAGGACATCCCCTGTTTGTCTCTAAAGTAGCGTTCCATTCTACTGTAGGATTTGCCTGTATAATAGGATCAAAGAAGCCTGTTAAATATGGACTAGGCAGATTGTCAAGATCATTAATACGTACACTAGGACCTGTATCAATAGCTGTACCATTTTTATTAATTACTAGGCCAGATATTGTAAAAGGATCGTCGAGTAATTCTAACAAGGTTTTGAAAGTTTGTTCGCCTTCGCTTTTAACTATGATATCTATATAAGGATGTTGTATAAAGATATTAGGATCAGAGATGGCAGGCTCTGGTCCTCCAAAGATTATCTTGCATGCTGGATTAATATCTTTAAGTGCCTTTGCTAATGCATAGTTATAATTGCGATTCCATACATAACAGCTTATAGCCACAACATCTTGATCTTTTAATTTAACAACTACATCAGGGATAGATTCTCGACGCCATAAAATATGCTCTAGAGAATAATTTCTCTTAATGACATCAAATTGATTAGCATAAGTCCAAATTGCTCCAACACTATAAGGCAAATAATGTGCATTAAGTTCTTTAGGTCCTTGTTGGAAATTTACTTGTACCAGGCTAATTTTTTTCATGAATAATCTTCTAATTCGCCTCGTCGACGTAGATCCAATGTAGTACAATGAAATCCACCAGACAATGAATTAGCATGACGCATAGGTAATGCTATAACATTAAATCCTTTAGATTCTAAAACACGTATTAAAGGCAACTGATCTTTGCCAACCATAACTGTGTTAGGATCTACGCTTAGTGTATTCATTCCTATATAAGGACTGCAAGTAGTCATATGTCCAGGGCAATGTGGACTAAGAGGTACCTGTACTACATCATTAAAATAAATCTTATCCCATTTTTGAAATATCTTAGGACAATTATCCGGATTAACTCTACTACTGTTTAACAAGACTGTTCCCGCCCTAAGAGGAATAATTGTGCTGTCGAAATGACCAAAGCTATAAATGTGTTCTGCCATATGCACACGATATCCTTTGGGCTCTAGTAGATTTTTGAGCCATTGCATGCCCCATTTATTTCCTGTATTACTGATCTGGAATAGTATGTCTTTGCCTAGTCTTACGCAATTAGGTGCGTCAAACACCGGTTCAAGATCACGTAGGGTAGGCTTTGATAAATCCTCAAATGTATAACTTTCGTCGGATAATATAGGTTTAGGAGCACTAATCCAAGCACAGCCATCTTTGATAGCATCTAGCATGATATCATGATACGCTCTAGTTTCAAAATATCTAGCTCGCATACAACTAGGTGTTTCTATCATAAGATTGTCTAAAGGTAAAAGCAAATCTCTTGGGCACCAGTTATAGTATCCTGTTGTCTTCCAATCGGGTGTTCCAAATTCTTTAGAATGATCTACAATCTGTGGTCTATGTACTTTGATTCCTAGTTGCTGAAATGCGTTAGCCATTTCCTCTAGATCTTCATTTGCTTCATCTATCAATGCTTGTGGATAAGGACCTGCTAAATCCTTTATGTCATCATAGTTGTATTCTGTATAAACCATACTATGGGTGCTTATATCGGGGGTAGCCACTCTTGCGCCAGTTGCAGTTCCTACTACGACTTCTTCTAATGGATCCCAATGATTATGTGTTGATATTTTCATTCTATTCTCGTTAAATGGACAAAACTTTTTTGATTAAACCATTTGTCAATTTCTTGTTGTTCTATTCCATATTGACTCATTAAAAATTCAAGCGTATTTTGATTATCTTGAACTTTTTTCAAGTAGACATTGTAGTTATGTTCTATATCGCCCTGAATTTTATTTTTGTATTCATTTTTATTTTTGAAAAAAGAAACAGTAGCATTAACAACTGAATCTAAATCATCTGGTTGATAAACATCTACATATTCTTCAAAACTTTTAAGATCTACAGATTTCAAATAGTCAAATTGTAAATATGATCCTGCAAATATAAAAGGATGTTTATTGATTACTGCTCGCCAAGTCTTTTCTGATAAAAAATTATGATCTGTTGCAGGAGGATATATGTTTGCTTCTGATATAACACTAAACATAGTATCATTAAAAATCTTTGAATCGATCCAACCAGGATTTTCACACCATGCAGTTTTATGAACTGATTTTTCTAATAATGCCCTAGCATCTAAACGAGAATAATCTTTAGATTCTTCATATGCTGTATCAATACTTCTTTCACAGTCTTTCAAGAACTGCTCGTAATTTAGCATAGTAGCTAACGCTTCTCTGCACCACTGTTTATCTTCATTGGTCCATGGAGGGAAGAAACTCCATTCTGCTTTTTGTAATAACCCGCGGGTATAAAATTTACTTAACAACACTATTCTGTTATGCCTAGAAGGTACACCGCCTAGAAATAGAAATTTCTCTGCATTGTGATTCCATTCTCCAGTCGTTTGATTTTTATAACCTTGATAAACTATATTAAGATACAAATCCCATGATATAATTTCATATTCTAAACCTAAGTTTCTTAATTTTTCTTGATAGTTTGCGCACATGCCTAATACTAAGAGAAGTTTTTTTACTTTCTTGCTATAGGCGTATTCTTGTATAGATTTAAGGAATTCGTAATATTTAGAATTATCTTTATACAGAAACCCGTCTATCAGCATCAAGCCAATGACAGCATCACATTGAGAATTGTCTATTTCGGACTTGATATGCTCTGCACTTAGTTCTAGTAAATCTCTGTCTTGTGTAGTGTAAAGTAAATCAAAATTTATAATTTTTCCCTTATACATTCAATTCACCTAGGTGTAAAAATTTATGCAGACCTAATCGATTAATTCCGGTGCCTCTTTGATATTGCGGAAATTTATTCGAATAGTCGAGGCCAAACAGCACAGTATCACTTACAACAATATCAAGTTGTTTACAAAATTTTATCTGAGTTTCTTTATATTTTTTAACTATATAATCGGGACTAAAATTCTTTATAAATTCTAATCCTATTGTTGCTCCTAGTCTATTTGTGTATAAATTTTTATCATACACAAATAAAGAATCATCATCGTTCGTTCGGGTCAATCTCATACCTATACGGGCATGAGCTACCGGAAATACTTTACTAAGGCTAAAAACTATATCTGTAATACAATCAAAATTAAAATTAAATTCTATGTTGGAACATATTCCATAATATGCACAGTCTAATAATACCGGAATATTAAGACGTGAACATTGATCAAGGATACTCTCCATCTGTGGATGTACTGTTCCTGTGTCTGCAAAGGGTAAACTAATTACTATAGCATCATTAGTTGTTAGCGTAGCATCTTCTATAAATTTCCAATCAGGCCAGCTGTTGCGCCAAGACAATTGGTGATACATATATTCGCCTTTGAAACATCTGAATCTTCTATTTCTGTTCTTAATATAAAATTTATCAAACGATTCGCTGGTACCATTTGAGTAACATAGATTTTGAAATTGTTCTAACCCGACTATTGTATTAAGTTTGCCCAAACTAATCCATTTTAGATACTCTGAACAAAAGTTATCTTTGATATCAAGGTCATACAACGATTCGTATAGATTAAAATCTATGCTGTCTAATAACCGTAGTGCATATGGATCTAGTATGGCGGAACTATGACCAAATGGTAGATTACTCCTATCTGTATGATGCATTATCTGTAACCTTGAAAATGAAAAAGGTAATAATCTTGAAGACTAGAATTAGCCGCGGAGTGATAGGCTTTTACACTATCCCATTCCCATATATCCCCCTTCTTTTCCTTAAAAAATGTTTCATTCCTAAAACTTAAAGTTTGCCCTGGCACAGGATCCTGCATAAAACATACAAATCTAACATGTTCTCCTAGACCATCGTAGTCGGATACATCGGGCAATACATCATAATGCCAGGGAGCAAATTTTCCCGGATGCAGTCTTGTTATAGAAACTCTATAAGGAATAGGAGTAACATTTACAATCTTGGCAAATCTATCTCCTAATTGTTTAACTAGCTCAAATTCTTCATAACGATAGTCGCCCCAGTCGATTTCTGAATATTTGTATCCGGCCGAAATCCAATCTTCTAAAACTCTATTAGTTTGTATTTCTAATTTTTTTACAAATTCGTAATCTTTATTTTTATACATATTACCAAAGTAAACTGCCTTCTGTTCTTTGTATCTTGTGATTGCTATGCGTTCATTTTCTTCGATACTAAGGCTTATATCGTATGCACTTGGATCTCCTACGCCTGCGGCAGGATTTAGGTCTTTTACCGAATCTATGACATGATCCCAATTTATTATTTCAGAACAGTTAGCTATGTATTTCATATTGATATTTAACCCAACCCCAGTAATGCTAATTACAGTTATGATAAGACCCGATGCATTGGCATTTTACCAAAAAAACAAAGATTGTTCATGGAGTTTAGATTCCTTGCCAGAAGGCACTACTTTAGAACAAGCAAAATGGATTCTAAACGAATGTAAATTTGGTTGGATAGAATTGGATTTAGAAATAGACCTTGGAGGTTGGCAATTAGAAGCACTACTTAATCAAGAATTTTTAGTGCCTCACAGAGAAGATGATAACCAAGGTTGGTTAAGTGCCTCTATACACGGAATAGATATTGAAAAGACAGGGCCTTGGACTAGTTATGGTTACACAGACGAATCTCAAGTGCCTTATGAATGGACAGATTTAGCAGAGCGTTGTCCTATTATAAAAAGATTTTGGAAGGATCAGTTTCCTACTGATAGATATAGACGTATACGATTTATGTCTTTATTATCGGACAGTGCAATTACTCCGCATAGTGATATGCCTGGAAGATTACCCGGGGAAGATAATTTTGATGCATTAGAGTTTGGTATTCCTATTAATATTGCTGTAATACATCCAGAAGATTGCTATATGGTCTTAGAAGGTTACGGCACTGTTCCATTCAAGGAAGGCAAAGCCTTTATTGTCAATATACGAAATTATCATACAGTGGTTAATTTATCCAATAAACAACGCATACATGTAATTGGACACAGTTATGGTTACGGCAACAGACAAAATGAGTTTGCAGAATTAGTTGTAAGAAGCTATAATAAAATGCTAGAGAGACAAAAATGAAAATATTAATGACGGGCAGTTCAGGATTTATTGGATCGCATTTAAGTCCAATTTTAGAAAAAGATTATCAAGTTTATCATCTTAAATCCGACTTACTTAAATACGATGATGTTAAATCGGAAGTTTTAACCTTTGCGCCCGATGTTATAGTTCACCTTGCCGCAAGGACAGAAGTAGAAAAAAGTTTCTACGAACAGATAACATTTAGTGAAGTTAATTATACCGGCAGTGTAAATTTAATTGAAACAGCATCTTTAATACCTAATCTAAAGAATTTTGTATTTGCTAGTACAATGGAGGTATACGGATGGCAACCTATCAGTGACGAAGTAGAAAGAAATATTATACCTACGGAATCGATAGCCTTTGACGAACATACAGCACCTAACCCTAATGCTCCATACGCTGTTGCCAAGTATGCTGTTGAAAAATATCTAGAATACATGCATAGATCCATAGGCTTTCCTTTTAGTGCTATCAGGCAGACTAATTCGTATGGACGAAAAGACAATGATTTTTTTGTAACCGAACAAATTATATGCCAAATGTTACAAAACCCAAATCAAATTCAGTTAGGATATGCGGAACCCTATAGGAATTTTATTTACATAGATGATTTATTAGAAGCGTGGATATCAGTAATTACCAATCCTGATCTAGTCCAAGGTAAGATTTTTACCATCGGCCCCGACAACCCTATTAAGATAAGAGATTATGCTAATCTAATTGCTTCTAAACTAAACTGGAACGGCGAGATAAAATGGAATATGAAGCCAAAGCGTCAAGGTGAAATTTATTGGCTCAATAGTAATCACACCCTTATAACTTCGACACTAGGATGGCAACCTAAAATTAGTCTCAGTGACGGTTTAGATAAGACTATTGCAATCTGGCAATCAAAGCATGATAGTAGAATATAAGTCATTTGACCATAAACAATCTACCATTGCATTTTGCATTGTAGACAGGACCAAATTTTCTGCTACTTCTTGGATTAGAGAAATAGTAAAAAATCAATCTGATTATACTCTTAACAATATTGTAGGCAAACAATATGATGTTTACCAAGGAACCGATGAAGATTTACTTTTGAAACACGTAGCCGAGTGCGGCTATGGCCATGCTGTTGTATTATCTACTGGAACTGAATTTATAAACGGTCATGATTTCTTTAATGAAATTGAAACAATAACATCTACAGAATACAGTATTGCAGGACATATACTAGATAGAGGAGATGCTTATTATGAATTGCATCATCAGTGTTATCTTATAAATCTTAAAGACTATAAAGAACTAGGATATCCTTTTGTAGGAAAACAAGAGCTAGGAAGCAAGCATAAACAAGTTATACCATTACGCAGTATAGATAACATTCACGATGATTATACACCGATATGGGTAGAGAAAGGATCTCAATCTAAGATTTATAATCATAAATGTCATGGTTGGAATTTATTGAAATCAATGTTTGAACATGATAAAAAATTAATCGTGTTTAATGAAAATATACGAAATAATAAAATACACTTATATCCAGAATACCTGCTTGATTTTAATAAAAATATCAACACAATATATCAGCGAGAATATTTTTGTGCTGCCGAATTTATTCATACTGCTAACACAGAATGGGAGATGCACATTGAACGGAAGTATAAACAGGTTCTAACACCTGCTAGTGGACTGTGGTACAAGAATTTTGTCACACCAGATGCTAAAATTATATTTTATGATTACAATAAGAATGCCTTAACCTATTGGCAGAATCAAGTACCTACTGCAACTTTTATTCATATTGATTTAATCAACGGAGATTTTAATATAGCAGATATTATAGATTTAGATTTAGTTGATGATACGATTATAAATTTATCTAATATATTTTGCTATGAAGGAACTGGTCATTTTTATTCTACTGATTATAAAATTAGCAGAGAAAATTTAGTTTTACAAAATATAAAAGACTATGCTCCTACTGCAAGTTTGTACTATAGTAACCGAGCGGCAGGAGCATTTGATACTAAAGAAACATTACACGGAGAGCTAACGAGTGGGGATCAAGTTAAACTAACGATACAGGGAAACCTAAAAGCACCTACATGGCATTTTAATGATTGGCTATAAATTCTGTTATCTGTAAGACTACTCTAGGCGAATGACCTATATTTGCGGCACCATGTAAATCTGTCGAGTTGTAGTATTCATAAACATCGCCAACACGATAGTTATGAATAAACTCATCATTATAAATGAATATATGACCGGGTTCGTAGTTCTGTAATGGAATCCAAAATCGTTTGCATAACTCCGTATGAGTGTGGGGATCAGTATGCATAGGCATATACTGCCCTGGCATTAGTTTTGTTATCCACCAATGAATGGTGTTTTGACACCATGGAGGATTGATTTCTATAGTTAAATCTTTTTCTTCGTATACCCACCAATTAACTGCATCTAACTCATAACCTGCTTCTTTATACCTAGCGTATTCTGCAGATTCTACAGCATCAGCAGGCGGCCAATCTCTAGGACGAGCTTGACCAATAGTGTCAAGCACTAGTTGTCGCCATTCGGATTTTATCCAAGAGTCATAGTTACCTATATATTTCATATATCTAAAAGTTCAGGAAATACCAATCTAAAATCTGTACCTCTTATGCTATCAAGATTTTCAAAATATTCCTTGAAATCTGGTATCATATGACTATGATCCTCTGCTTCAATAAATTTCAATATGCCTTCCCATCTTTTCCAAGCGTAGGGGTTATGTATCCAAAAATTATCATCTTGTGTATAGTTGTCCCATAACCATTGTTTGAATTCTGAAAATTTTGTTTTAACTTGATCTTTGTATTTTGCAGGTAATATCCTAGCACTTAGGAATGTTGGTATAAACAATAGATGCATACTAAAGAGTCCGCCGCCTGCTTGGTACTCTCCTAGATAATGTTTGTTTATTTTCTTAAATTTCTGGTCAATTAACCAGCGAGCAAAATCTGGCAGATGCAATACATTAATAGCCTGTACTGCAAGTTCGATGCTAGTCTGTATATTGTCCGGAGTGTTGTCTAATCTAGTTAATACTCGCTGTATATCTTCCCATTTGGTAGGATAGCGTATGTACCAATTACGAATACCTTCTGCATCGATGCTAACAGAATATTTTACTTTTTTGAATTTTGACCATATAGCTATCATTTCCTCGTCTAGTAAAACTCCGTTGGAGTTATAGCGTAAAGTAATTCTATCGTTATATCCCCTGCTAATTATTTCTTCTAAGAATAATTTGTGCTCCTTTATCATCAAAGGTTCGCCGCCGGCAAAATATAGTTGTTCAATATTAGGAATTTGGTCAAATATATCTTGCCAGAAATCTGGTCTCTCATACCAATAATTATTAAAAGTAGATTTGTCCCAGTCTATTTGTTGCAGTACGATAGTGCTTTTTGTTTTTGCTATCAGCTTGTCGTAATCTTGTGTCCACTTACTGCTGTCATGCGGACTACACATAACACATTTAAGATTACAAGTGTGTCCTAATCTCAAATCGAAGTACCTTATAGCAGGAGGAACTGTTCCATCTGGTGTAGTATCTTCTATCAGCTTAGATATGTCTAACCCGTTATTCATCCAATCATAGGCTTCCCATATACGCTTACTAGCAACTCCCTTTGATTCTTCTTCAAAACATTTAGTACAGCTAGCAGGTATTTTTCCTTGAAGCATAGTTTTGCGAACATCTCTCATATACTCGTTATTCCAAGCACTAAGAGGCGTATCTTTACCAAAGTTAGCCGGAGTACCGTCTTCTTTTTTAACAAGTCCCACAATGTGGTCCCCCGTAGCGGCTCCGCTAGCATTAGTCACACAACACAATCTTGCATCACCGTTAGGACGTGTGGCCATATGTATCCAAGGAATAACGCAAAAGCTATTAGACCCGGATACCTTTTTTATTTTTTGTTGTACTTGCCCTATCCTAGACTCTTCAGGTTGTAACCAAAATGTTTTCATTAATAACTCTTAAGTTGATCGATTCCTAACTTCTTACGGAAACTATCTGTGAATACACAATCCACTCGTAGGGCATAATCTTGTTCATTTATTCTATCACCGCCGTGCCAGTCTTGATCGTTCCAGAATCCAGCATGACTGTTGATATAATATTTGTTCTGCGTTTCGGGATCCCATATATAGAATCCTCTTTTAGTTCGATAACGTATATGTATAAATTCGTTCCGATGGTCTGTATACGAATTATTACTCAGTATGCCGTTATCGGCATCTAAATCTCTATGTTCAAACCCTAGTCCATTGTGATCACAGTGGAAAAATATCACACGTCCAATTTGACTGATTATATTATTATCTACCAAACTGTTTACCCAGGCCACGACTCCCGGGAAGTATTTGCTTTCTATAGTCGGCTCACGCTTTGCATTGCGATAATTCCAATCACCTTGTTCCCAGAGAAAATAATATATATAAGGATCGTTAGCACCTAAAACCATTTTTAGATATCTAGTGAACAGATTTCTATTTTTGAAATCGCTTAAATCTGTATTATATAAATCATCGCCATGTAGCCTAATAGGATGGTCTAATGGTAATTCTAGATATTCGTCTATCGCCTGGTAGATTGGTTTCCAATCTACAACATAGCTTGCATTTTTCCACTCAAATCCTGGACGCATCCAAGTGCCCTCTTTAGCGTAATCCCTAGCTAAGGCAAATCCTCGGCATATCTCCGGATGTAAATCTATAAAAGATTGTACATCTATGTGTTCATCTAAACTAATATAAGGCTTGCCGCCAATTCCTTTAATCATAGCGTACTTATACGATAATTAAGTGTATGTCCAAAGAATATGAATACTACTACAATCGCGTGCCAGGGGAAAAGCCTTGGCGGAATAATCTCATCTATACTAGTTTGATGAATCAGAAAAAGACTGTGTTTTGTAAATGGTACAACAACGACACAGAATATCATCAAGGTCAAAATCAAGTTGTAGATCCTGACAAAATGGATGAGAAGTGGGACAGAGAATTACACTATCTTTCTAACATGGCATGGCATTATCCGGATATGGTTCCAAAAATTTTAGAAGTAAATGTACCTGAACGTAAAATATATTTAGAAATAGATGGAGTGGATTTTTGGCAACTAAGTTTAGATACGGGCAAAACATATGATGAATTATTGCCCGATTGGCGAGATCAGATGATGGAAATATTTCTTGCTTACAAAAAATTAGGATGGTACAAATACAGTTTGCATCCTAGTAGTTATTTTATTGTCAATGGACAATTAAAAAGTATCAATTACTTTTTTACTTATAATAAATCAGAACCAATGATTAGCCTTCGTAGCGTTATGAGCCACATAAGTGAAAATAGGCAAGCAGACTTATTGCCTAAAATGTCATCTATGGGGATAGATGTAGATTCTCCTACACCCTTTGACCAAATACAAATTTTGGCTTTTGAAAGTTTCAAGACAAATTATCCAGACGATTTCATGGAAGAGTGTAAACGACTATATGTATAAAGTTGTTCCTTGGTCAGAAAATTTAGATCTTACAGAGTTCTACTCAACAGCTGAAAAACTTGGCTTTGTTAATAATTCTAGCCAAAAGGTTATGATAGATTGTTTTCGAAACGAACCTGAGTGGGCGGCTTGGATCTTATATAAAGATGGAAAAGCTGTAGGTAGTGTTGCCTCTCATACATTCGCAGTGATGGGGCCAAACTCATATCGTGTATTAGCACGTACTTGTACATTTGGAATAGCACGACCTTCCGAAGGACTTGTTACAACAAAAAGATTAATTGCAGAACATCAGAATTTAACCGATCAGTTCTTGTTGCCCGCTTGTATAAGTTGGGCCAAAGGAGACTTGTATGCCACAAGCAACGAAAGTTCGGCTGCCAGTCAGCGTCTAGTACACAGGCACTATTTTCCTACATTGTCTAAATTAGGAATAGTGGAAAAGATATGCGAAATTAATTATCGAAACACAAATCAAACTGTTTGGAGAATTTACCCAGACAGATTTCTAGAGAACTTAGAACTGTATCCTAGATGGATCTAAATTAGGATTAGCACGTTTCATCTGCTCGTATACAAACGGAGTTAATTTCCATCGAAATTCAATTTGTCTAATACTAGGTTTTCCTGCCCAGAAAATTATTGTATCGACTATATCCTCAAAGCTAGTTGTATAATCACTTGTAAATACATCTGGATCATTAACATCTACTTTGGTGCCCTCTATAAAACTTAAATCCAAATGAAGCAATGGTATACCGTTAGGATCTATACTGACTAAACGGCAGGCTTCCGCTAATTCTTGTTTGTGTTTAACATATTCTGTAGGAATAAGTTCAGGATACTGTCTACTTACGCTACCCATAACTACCATCATATCTACTTTATTTTTTAGAGCATCGACAAGTTTCCGTTGTTGTTGACCACTATAGGCATTATTGATAAACAATTCACAACCTTCTGCTTCCTGTACAATTTTATCAAAATCATTATCAATATCATATCCATTACTACGCGACATACCTGTAATTTGTCTGCAACTAACTTCGGTGAATTTATCAAAAATTGCTTTACCGATTCCACGTGTATGTCCAGTGATTATAATTTTCTTTTCCATATTAATCTTCAATATTAAATGTAACTGATACAACAGATTTATTTTCAAGCCAAAAATCTATCATTCTACAGACAGTGTCTGTATCCTTATATGAACTGCTAGTTAATTTTAACAGTAGCATTTTATACCTGTCAGACATTGCTAAGAAGTTCTTTTCAAGTAAATTTTTATTATTGCTATATTCTAGCATATTAGGATCTGGAAAATCACCTGCTACGCTACCGCATACTATTTGATTTTTTACTCTTGAAGCAAGAACCATCATATAATCATTTTGCATATTATTTGCATAAGCATTATTGATAAACAGATCGGCTCCATCTATCATTTCTACAATACTTGAATAATCTGCAATTAAATCAAATCCATTTGAATTTGAGAATCCTTGCATTGTCCAACCTTTAGATTCAAAATGCTGGTATAATGCTTTTCCTAATCCATTAGTATGTCCGGTTATACAACATCTCATAATTATATCGCTTAAATAGTTGACTATTTATAAACTATATGTTTTCATTTAACGAACTTAGAAGCGTACACCTAGAAATAACTAATCAGTGCCAAGCTAGTTGCCCAATGTGTGCTAGGAATAATCACGGGGCCCTGCCCAATCCTCTGTTAGTGGATCAATCATGGACCTTAGAAGATTTTACAACCATTTTTAATCAGGAAGTTTTAGATACAGTTGGGTTTATCTACTTTTGCGGCAATTTTGGTGATCCAATACTTAATTCTAACCTTCCTGCTATGTGTTTATATCTTAAAAAATATAAGCCATCGGTTAGAGTCCATATACATACAAACGGGGGTGCTAGAAATTCTGCATGGTGGAAAGAACTAGCAAAATCATTACCCGAAGACCATCTTGTTGTGTTTGGAATCGATGGATTGGAAGATACACATCATCTTTATAGGATCGGGACAACTTACGAGAATGTAATAAAAAACGCAAGTACTTTTATAAACGAAGGCGGAAATGCCGAATGGTGTTTTATAAAATTCAAGCATAATCAACATCAAGAAGATGAAGCAAGGTCTCGGGCTATTAAACTAGGATTCAAACAATTTACTTTGAAAAATAGTAGTCGATTCCTGGGAGAACCTAAGTATCCAGTATGGGATAAATCTGGTAAGACTACCCACTATATAGAACCTCCTGAAGATAACAAAGTTCACCTTATAAGCAAATCCATGATTGAGTCGTATAAGCAGACTATCATGCCTTTGGAAATAAAATGTAAGGTTCAGAGATCGAAAGAAATATACATAGATGCTTATAAAAATATTTTCCCTTGTTGTTGGGTAGCATCTATACCGTATACCGAATATGATAACGAAAATATTAATCTAGGTATTAGGCAAGAAATAAGAAAACAATACGACGCTCTAGTAGACTATCTTGGAGGAATTGAACAATTAAGTGCTATCCAAGTAGGAATTAAAAATGTGTTAGATTCTAGTTTCTGGCAATCTGCATGGAATATATTTTGGAATGAGAAAAAATTAATCATGTGTGCTAGAATATGCGGAGATACCGAACTGATTTCTAAACCAGATGATCAATTTATTAAGCGCGAGCAACTACAACAGTAAAACCTCTTAGTTCTACCGATTTTTTAATATAGTCAACGACTTGCTCTTCACAATTTAACAACAGTGATCTGTCTGATATTTTTTCAATTCCTGTAATAAGATTATTTTTTATAGCTCTATTAAGATAGCTCATAAAACTTTCGTGCAATTCTTGTTTCCAATCGTATTCTCCTCCTGAAAATTCAAATAACAATCCTGGGGATTTGAATTCTGGCAACTTGACTCTAATGTTCAAATGCACTCTATCCCTTCCTCCAAAATTACAAGCTACATGTCTTTTAGAAGTATCCATTAACCATAATTCTCCATTTACTGGTAAATGATACATTTTTTCATCATCTAGGTCTTGCAAATAGCAATCTTTATTTGTTATAATTGCAAGTTGTAATCTATCATCTGGGTCATAGTGAGCTGTATAAGATTCTGCCGAAGATAGTTTAAGAAGCCTTGCTTCGCCGATGTCAGGAAGACTATCTAATAAATTGCCCAATGGCGTATTCTTATATTCTGGTAATGTTGTATAAGATCCTGAAAATAGTTTACCAGAAGTAGAATTCAAAATGATCCTCTTGTCAAATTTCAAATTAGAAACTTGCTCGACAATAGGTTCTATGGGAAATTTTATACCTGTATTAGATAGCATTAAATACTTATATGAATAAACTGCGGATTGCACCCTCTTATGATATAAAATACCTTCAGGTAGATAGGCCGAGTCCTTTATCCGATAATCATTTGGATAAATTGACAAAGGATGTTTTATCAGGCAACATTGATCAAGATATAAGCGACAAAGTCTACGATGATTTCAAACAGGAAATGACTGATTGGTTACAAAATTCCAAACTTAATAAAATTACAGGTCTTTCCTTATTCAATAGAACTGATATTGTCAACGGGTGTACACAATTTATAGATACTGTATACATGAATGGTCCTGTACAGGTGTTAGCAGGCGACTACAGATATCATTCTAGACTAGGTAACTGGTATACACATCCAGGATACCTTAGCAAAGAAAAACAATTAATCATAGCATGGCCGTTTCCTAGCACAGGAGACACACATGTGAATATGAAGGAGATATTAGATGAAGCGGGAGACAAAGGTATTAGTGTACATGTGGACGGCGCTTGGCTTACTTGCTGCCGCGGAATTGACTTTGATGTATCTCATCCATCAATTAGGTCTGTCGGGATAAGTTTAAGCAAAGGTCTGGGGCTAGGATGGAATCGTATTGGTATTAGATGGAGTAAGAGTGAAGATGCTGATGCAATTACTATAATGAATGATTATCACATGAACAATAGAGCTCTAGTAAAGATAGGTTTGCATTTTTTACGACACGCAAGTTCAGACTATTTGTGGAATATGCATAGCGATAGTTACAATAAAATTTGTAAGGATTTCGACCTCACTCCTACTAATGCTATCCATCTGGCTTTGTCAGAAAATCAACCAGTAGGTGTCAGCCCATTAATAAGGTATTTAGAAAATGCATCTACATAACATAGACGGTGTCATTGTTCCATTTGATAATAAATGGAAGAACATTGCAATAGGACTTAGTGGCGGAGCCGATAGTGCGTTGCTAGCATACATTTTGTGTAACCTTGTAAAGGATCAAACAATACATGTTGTCAGCCATACTAGAATGTGGAAAAGCAGACCCTGGCAAAGTTATGATAGTTTGAATGTTCTTAATTGGCTAAAAGATCGGTTTCCTAATATTAATTTTATAAGGCATACAAATTTTATCGCTCCTGATGTGGAATATGGTAACATGGGGCCGATTATCAAAGATGAATACGGCAAGATGGTTAGCGGAGATAATGCCCAACAACGAGCATTTGGCGAGTATGTTTGCTTTAACAATAATGTTGATGCATACTATAATGCAGTCACTAGGAATCCTAAATCTGTAGATTTAGGAGGATTACCTGAAAGAGATGTAGAACCTAATGAGAATAATAAGCATTTATCGATAATGCAACATATGGGGTTCTGGGCGCTTCACCCTTTTAGATTCGTTGAAAAATCTTGGGTAGTTAAACAGTATATAGAAAATGACCTTTGGGATTTATTTGATAGAACTCGAAGTTGCGAAGGCGATGATACAAATAGGCCGGAAGTATTTTTAGGTATGGATTATACTAATTACAAGGCAGGCGATCTAGTTCCTATATGTGGTAGATGTTTTTGGTGTAAAGAGAGGGCATGGGCAATTGAACAAAATACAAAGTAAAACTTTTTGTATGCATCCTTTTACAGGATTAGCAACTAGGGAAGACGGTGCAATACAAGTATGCTGTCGAAGCCATCCTATTGGTTTCATACAAGATGCTACATTAGAGCATCATTGGAATGGTGAAACTATGACACGAATACGGCGACAAGTATTACAGGGAGAACGTCCATCCGAATGTGAACCTTGTTTTAGGTTAGAGGACCAGGGTGTCGAAAGTTTAAGGCAACGCCACATAGCTGGAAAAATACCCGAGGCGAGAATAAATCTCTATCCAGATGCATTAGATAAAATGCAAGATGGTTATACTATGCCGTTTGAAATACCCACAATGGAATTAAAACTAAACAACTTGTGTAATCTAAAATGTAGAATGTGCCATCCTGGGGACAGCACAAGTTGGAACGATTGGAGCGTGGTTAAAGATTATTACAAAGAAAAAGGTCGAGTAATTTTTGATTTAGTAGAAACCCACAATTTAGAAAAAAAGCCGTTATTAGATAAATTTGAAAATAACGAACAGTGGTGGGCAAGTTTAGAAAAGAATTTGCCTTACTTTAGACGAGTAGAGTTTGCAGGTGGCGAGCCTCTGATGGATCCACAGCATTATCGAATATTAGATATGTTGAAACCTTACGGGCATCAGATTGAGATTAAGTATGCTACTAATGGTACTACTTTAGGAATTAGCAAAGGAAGGACTATACATGACTATTGGCCTCATTTTAGAAGCGTTGCCGTTAACGTCAGCATTGACGGCATTGGAGATGTTTACAATTACATCCGTGGCAACGCTGATTGGAATCAAGTTGTTGACAATGTTAAGGAAATACAAAAAATTCCTAATGTAAGTCGAGTAGTAGGAGCCGTTGCTGTACAAGTTAGTAATGTAATGCAGTTAGATAAGATGATAGAATATTTCTTAAATGATTTAGGTATAATATTCTACACTAATATGGTGAGTTATCCTGATGTCCTGTGCATACAAGTTTTACCCGAGCACCTTAAGGAACAAGCAACCATTAATCTAAACTTTGCTAAAATGTATTTAGAGGATTACAAGTTAATAAAAGAACATCCTATGCTTTTAGATCTTACATTGAAACAAATAGATGGTGTTATCAATTTTATGTGGGCCAATGACCTTAGTGATAAATGGCAACAATGTATAAATTTTAATCAAGCTCTAGATGCTACTCGTAACCAATACTTCTTCAAAGTTAACAGCGACTACGACGACTATGAGTAAATTTATTTTAAGTCTTGAAAATATAGAATTAGAATTTGATTTATTAGAAACTAGTATTGCAAGGCGTTGGGCTAAAGAAATTGAAGCAAATTATCCTTTATTTGAAACTGAAAGATTCAAGGGGTGGGATAATAAAAATGTAAATTTTTATAATCAGGAAATAAACAAACAGTTACAAACTTTAGGTAAAGATCCTTATACGATTAAATCTCAGGAAGATCTAAATAACTTGCATAAAATTTTTGAATGTTTAAGAGGTCCTGTAGAAGAAGAATCCGACTATTATAAAAACTCCGATCAAGTTATTAAAAGTAGTATCAATAATTTGAATATACTAATTCACGAGTGCGAGCATGTATTGAGGTATGGCACAAGAAATCCCGAGTTAGTTTGTACCTATCAAAATCGTCCTAGATACAAATTACAAGAACAAGATTACGATTTGTTTACAGCAAAATGGAAATTTGGAACTGTATATATAAATTATTGCGAAGTTGGTAAACCATTAATCGATGTGTACAAAGACCAAGATACTATAGTTGGTACCGATAATGTAAGACCTTTAGAATATTACAGCGCCGATTTTGTAATTAAATTTGGTCCTAGTATATCAGATGAAGAATATGCTAAATCTACAGAAAATTTTCAAAATTGGCTTTCTAAACAAACCTACAGCTTTCAACACCTTTCACTAGGTTTGATTCCTGTTGCAGTATTAAATACTTCTTATAGCCCAGAAGAGTTAATAGGTATCATAGCAAATAATCAAAGGATCAAATCTACATGCTTAAGATAACAAGTAGGTATCCTCATCAAGGTAGTATTAAAATTGAATGGAATCTTGGTAAACGCTGTAACTATGATTGTAGTTATTGCCCTAGCGAGATACACGACAATACAAGTCCGCACACTGATATAGAAATACTAAAACATACAGTAGACAAATTAGTAGCACTGAACAAACCTATACGTTTGAGTTTCACAGGCGGCGAGCCTACAGTACATCCTAAGTTTTCAGAACTAATAAAATACTGTAATCATGTCGGTATTAGTTGGATTAGTGTAACAACTAACGGAACTTTGCCTTATGAATTTTACATTACACTTCCTGTAGATCAATTTGTGTTTAGTATTCATTTAGAATATGACTGGCAACGTGTATTCAATACAGTAGAAAGCATACGTAAACTATCAGATGCAAAAGTTATTGCACAAATTATGGCCCATCATGATCATATGCCTGCTGTGATTCAACTACGTGCTAAATGTTTGCTAGGAAAGATTCCCAATACAGTAAGACGGATACGATGGACAAAGGGCGATCACGACTTATTTGATGATATGAGATATAATGCTAATGATTTAGATTGGCTGAAAGAAATGGAATCTACGGTGGAAGCAAACTGTATTATTGATGACGATAAGAAAATGCATGCCAATGATATTATTAAACTTCATCTAAACAAGTACAAAGATTGGTCATGTAGCGCAGGTATAGAAAGCCTAATGATAAATTGGGACGGTGATGTACACAGAGCGACTTGTAGAGTCGGTGGTAGTCTTGGCAACATTTATGAAGGTAGCTTCGTTGTCCCTAGCGAACCCGTAACTTGTGACCGTAATTTCTGTACCTGCGCTTCAGATATCCCTTTGACTAAAATTTCACCCAATAAATAACACTATGATTAAAATTAATAGCTGGGACGAATTTCAACCTTTAGAGGCGCTTGTTGTGGGTAGTACCTACGATAGTTCTTTCTTTGACGGAGTCAAGAATAAAGAAATAGGCGATGTATTGAAACGTATTGTTGACGAAACAAACGAAGATATCGACTATTTCAAAACTCAACTACAATCACATAATATCAAAATATTTCAAGCTACACCAAAAGAATTAGGATATAAAGACAGCATTTTAGATTATTGCGATGTAAATGGAAGAATTGGTTACGGTAGTGATAATCCGCTATTAACTAAGGCTAGTCTTATTCCGACAAGTCCATTGCAAGTCAGAGATGATAGCATAGTTATGGGTAATAAGATATTGATCACTGATAAAACTTTTGAAGTAGAAGGTTATACGAAAAAGTTTATCGAATGGTTTGGTGAAGATCAAGTAGATCTTACAATCTATAACGGTAATTTTGTATTTCCACAAACAAGAGAAAATTTAGCAGAATGTCTTAAAGAACGCAATGTTGATATCAATACATTATCTGAACAAGAAATAGAAAAAATTATAAATGATTGGGTATTAGTAGGGTTTTGTAGTCCAAACTTGACACGTATCGGTAAAAAATGTCTTGTAGATCTACACCAGACTGCGGAGATAAAAAACTTTTTAGAAAAATATTATCCAGTATTTGATTACGAAACTCTTATGCTAGGCGGACATAACGATAGTATCTTTAGTATTGTTAAACCTGGCACTGTAATATGTGGTCCTTGGATTAAAGGGCAAGAAGGAAATTTCAAAGATTGGGATATAATATATTTTAACGATCCAAGATGGGATGGAGTAAGAGGTTGGTTAGACTTGCGCAAGAAAAATAAAGGCAAGTGGTGGGTCCCCGGTGAAGAACGTAACGATGAGTTTACAAATTTTGTAGAAACGTTTTTAACTAATTGGACAGGTTATGTCGAGGAGACTATTTTTGACATTAACACTTTAGTCATCGATGATCGCCATGTTGTAATAAACAGTAATAGTCCAGAGTTAATAAAACTATTAGAAGACAAAGGTATGACTCCTATAATTTGTCCATTAAGGCATAGATTTTTCTGGGACGGCGGATGGCATTGTTGTACACTAGATGTGAGTCGCAAAGGCGGGCAAAATGACTACGGACTATGAATTATACTTACAAAATTGGATTCTTAATAACTTATCAAAACCTCAGATTTGGTTAAACAATCTGCCCAGCTGTCCATTTGCACAAGGTGCTTTAATTCGCAATAAAGTTAAATTTATACGATCGCATGATTATGTGACAGATTTAGAAACTCATTTATCAAATTGGGACGATAATTATGAAGTACTAGTAGTCGTGTGCGATGACGATATTAGTAGTGATAAATTATCAGAAGATGTTAAAAAGATTAATAGTAAATTTGTGCCACTGGGCTATGTTAGTCTTGAAGATCATGTAGACTGCGCAGAAGCTTTCAAAGATATTGTTTTTAATAATGGTAGATACAATATAATTATTTGTCAGCCTGCTAAACAATTAGAAGAAGCAACCGTTAGTCTTGAAAAGCATGGCTACTACGAACACTGGCCAAAAGAATATTATGACGAAGTGTTTTCCTGGAGGCGGCCTAGCTCTTCATAACCGTCTAAGGTTCTTTTATATTCATCTGCTATACCTAAGTAAAGGTATTTGAAACCTAATTTTTTATACACAGCACACTCGCTTTGTAAACTTCTTATACCAATCCTCTGACTAGGATCATGATAGTTCCAAGCAAACTGTTGTGCTTCTACATTTTCCCTGTCATGCTGACGTAGGATACTAAATGCAACTAGATTATTCTTATCGTTATCATCGTAATATCCTATGATAGTATTTTTACTGTCTGTAAATTGACTATCAAAGATAGGCATAACACTTATAAAATTTTTATAGTCACAGTAGTCTTTATAAATCCTTTGTAACTTTTCCACAGGCGGGTCAACAAAGAAAGTGATATTCTCCATAACCTGATAATTAGTTTCAATCAATTTTATTCTACATTGAATCATGCAGGATAGTCTTTCATTTTAGAAAAAAAATCTTTACCTAGCTTTGACTCTACATAACTTTTTAGCTCGGCATCTTCCTGTATAGATAACAACATTTTATAAAGTATAATATTTTGTTGTTGTATTTCCATAAATTTATCTATATAGAAAGGATCAGTAAACACTGGCTTATTCATATTTCACCATAAATTAAATTGATATTTTGGAACTAGGCCGCAATTAGATCCTGCATGCCATCTACGTCTATTGTCCCATTCAAACGCATCACCTTGTTGTTTACCATAAAATACATGTTCTTCACAAACAAATACATGACCAAACGCCGGTTTACTTATATGGCAATGCCATCTCGGTCTATCTGGCAATGCTAACATTTTTTCTTCTTCATTATTAACATCCCAGTGCCATGGACTAAATTTGCCCGGATTCAATCTACTAATCCAAGCAGAATCATATTTTTCTATTTTATAAAATTCAACAAATTTATCTACTACACTTTTATCAAAATGATCTCCTGGAAAAAACATATCCCATTCGACAGTGCCACCTTCTAACGTACTTCTGTATCCTGCTTTTTTCCAAAGTGCTACAACTTCATCTAACAAGGGGATATCATCTCCTTCTTTGTGCTCAGGGCCAGAAAATGGTCCTGGGTCAGACGTGTAGTCACATCTTTCTAAATTAGCTATTACATCATCCCAATCTATAATATGACTACAGTTCCCTAAAAATTTAATCATTTTGTGCTCCTAAGAAATGGAACAAATAATAAGGTTCGTATCCGGCATTGGTTCCGGCATGGAAAGATTTATACGAATCCCATTTATATACATCGTGTTGATTTGCATCAAAATAAAAACAATGGTCCTCTAAGATTAAACTCTGCCCATGTCTTGGCTTGTGTACGAAACAGAGGTACCTTACTAGTTTATCTCCATTGTCTATCCATTCTTGTTCTTTATCTTCTATATCCCAATGATAAGGAACCATGTTACCCGGCATTACTTCGCTTATAAAAACCCTTCTAGGTTTAGCATTAACTATCTTGCTAAATTTTTCTTGAACAGAGATATCGTAATGCTCTCCTGGATAATAATCCCACCATTGTATTTTATCAAGGTCATAATTGACATCTGTCCAAGTTTTAACAATTTTCCTGTAGGATTCTAATAACGGAGTCGATTCGGATTCGGATCTATCAACAACAGTTGTAACTGTGTTATGATCACCTGTCCTTGGTATAATAGAAGAGATTATGCTATCCCAATTGATTATAGTTTTAGTTGAAGCAATTAGGTTAGCCACTGAAAATTTCCTTGTAAATAAAATCCATAGATTGATCGCCCCATTTAACATGTTCTTGCATCGATCTCTTATACATGATTTCTAAATTGTACTTATTATCTTTTATAACACCAGTTTCTTCTAGTCTGAATCTAGCAGATTCGTGTATTATACCATCCATGTATTGTGTTTCAATGTAGGGACTATCTACCGGAACACACCCATACCAATCTATAGATTTCATCACTCCATCTTTTATGTAATGGCAATGAGGGTACATAGTGAGTTTATAAACTCCTTCTTGATATAGATCTGTCATAATATATTTAATTTGATCTTGCCAGCCATTTGGTAGTTCTCGATCAGAAAAAACTATCTCGTTGCAAGTTTCGGCCCACTCATAAAAGACATGTTTATTTTTTTGATCTATGTCTAGTATCTTAGGAGCATAGGATTTAGTTTGAAACTTCAGTACATTATAGACTTCATTCTCAAAAAACCAATCAACTACTTCGGGTGTGTATAAAGCCCGTATAGGATCTTCTAATCTTTGATATCTATTGTTAGGATCATAATTAGCACAGAAAATATTACCTTCAGGATTAATTAGTGGTTCGTAAGTCTGCTGACTCATGCATCGTTGTCTATCGTCTGCGTCAATCTTAAACCAAGGGTTCCAGTTACTAATATCCATTAAAAATCCCTTTCAGAATAACCTACACGAGGTTGATCACTAAAGAAGCAACTAGCGATCCATTTACACCCACTAGTTATCAATTTACTTTCGTGTATAGTTGACCAATTAGTTGCTTCATCATATCCTTGTTCAAAGTACAAAAACGATCCTTTTTTAGGAATTACATTTACATTTAATTTAGGAAAATACGTTTCTCCTCCCAAAAAATCATCGTTGAGATAAAAGATTCCTGTTCCTACTCTGTCGCCGCCATGCTTATAATAATTAATCTGTTTTGGATCGTACGGGTAATCGTGGTGAAGATCTAAGTATTGACCTTCCACATAGTTGTAGATGTCACATGCTTCAATGTGGCTAAAAGGAATCTGTGCAGTATTAAAAATAGCAGTGGCTAACACATCATAATGATATGGATCTACACCAAGGCTTATGCCTCTGTTCTCTACCATTTCTGTAACTTGCGCAAATGACTCCTGTCTGCTTTGTTTTCCTGAACTAGGATTCATACCTAATCTTGTATGTCGTTCTATTACTTCATCGCAAAACTTGTCCGATAATACATTATCAAATACACTAATCCTTGGAAAATCTAAAAGTCGATTTTCTATTACAGATTTAATAATACTAATATTGATAGCTTTGTATCCTCGATCAGTTTGAGTTCTTAAAAAACTTACTTGTTGTAATTCAAACAGTACCTGCGGAGTTGCCCGTACGTCCCACTTTTCGGCTAGTACCAATGCATGATCTTTATCGGCTATTATGAAACCATAATCTTTAGCATCATTAAACCATTTAACTACTCCCGTCTCAATCATATCATCTCCTTACTAGCTCTAATATCGGCTCCGCATGTACACCAATCAAAATTACAAATATAAGATTTGTCTATTGAACTTTTATCTAACTGGGAATAGTGTCCTAGTGATTCTCTGGCACAGTTTCCCCAATAAACATTGCCATCCGGATGTATCATAAGACTTTCTTTTCCGGCATGACATTCCCAATCTCTGAAACTGTTTATTCCTGTCTTCATCAACATGTCTGGATCTAGTATAGATTGTGTTCCATCGTCCCAATAGGCAATCGTGTCAGTGTCTAACATCCAAGAATGACTTTGTTCTAATTCTTTTCTTCTCTGATCTGTAAACTGCCACTTTGGTTCAGTTTTTAGGAATTCTAATTGTGCAGGCATCCATATATGTTGATAATTAGCTCCGGCCCAATTATCAACTGGTCGCAACAAGATCAATTTTATATTATCGACCTTTTTTAATTCTTCATACCATGACATGGCAAGATCCCAATGTTTAGGGTCCATCATTAGATAAACAAGTGTTAGAGATTTATTAGTTAGTGCATAGACTCTTTCAATATTAAATTTATGCTGACTAGGGTGAAAACACATACACCATACATCAGCTAGGTGCGCATGTTCTTGGTACCATCGTGGAGTCCTCACACCATTTGTATCTATTTTTACTTTAGCCCCGTGTTGTCGTATTACTGTCATTAAATCAGCAATCTGCGGATGTGTAGTTACTTCACCTCCTGTAAGATTGAATAACATAGGCCTATCTAAATTTTTAATAAAATTACCAATGCTGTCTAAATCTATTTTTGGATGATTGCCGTTTTGAAATTCGGGAGGACAATATTCGCAAGAGTAAACACAATTTCTAGTCAATTGATAAGAAATGTGTATGTATTTAGGATCAGATTTTAATTTAATCAGGTTTGGCATTAAAATACCTATCAACTATTTTCTCTATCTCAACTTTAGCCCAATCTAAATTTTTAATATATTTGTATTTGTCTTGGCTATTTTGATTCTCTGAGTTTCTCATCTTGTTGTTGAAATGAGATTCTGGCATAGTATCTGCTGTTATCTTAGTTGAATTTTTAGGGTACCACTTTAAGTATGCTTGTATTTCTTTTTCTATGTCTTCTAGCTCACGCTCCTCTATGGAAAATTCAAAAGGATCTTTTTCATTTCGTAAATTAAAACCAAATCTATTAGCGATACAAACAGATAAAAAACAATTTACCCAATCGGGCCTTTCTACAACAAATATATCATAGACATCATTCGCTAAAACACTTTGATACCAATCTTGTACTCTTACACTATGTTCTATATGATTTCCATGTATTTTTAATACAGCTTTAGGATCATCTATATCTCTAAATGCTTGTTTCCAACTGTCTTCACTATTGATATCTAAGTTATCTAGAGAAAATACTTCGTCTTTAATTATAGCTCTTCTGGCACAAAAGAACACAACTGTTGCCCTTGTACGCGGCATTGTATAAATCATTATAGGTTTCATAATTCAGTTATAGTCGGACCATCTTTAATCCAACCCCTTTGTAAAAATTCATTTTCTATTTCCGACCAATATGCATTATTGAAAAAAATATCTATAAAATTTTCTATATTGCTGTACCCGTCAAAAGCAATATTAATGACATTAGATACTAAATTTTGCTGATTAATAGGTATTGGATGATTGTAGATGTCATGGTCAATGCAACACTGTCTCTCCCAGATTGCACAATCATAGCCAAAGTCTGGATGTAACTTCTGATTTAGACTATTCTCCATAGATTGCAATAAATCACCTATATGTTCCGCTATCCCGTCGCTCTTAACAAATTTTATAAGGCACCTATGAGTCTGTATCATTTTAATCCTAACTCCTTGCGTATTTTTGTAGCACTAATGTCAGTTACCGATTGATCAAAAGTTTCTTCCCCGGCTGTGTATCCTACGCCTCTTCCCCAACCAATATGAACTATATTAGGAACAACTTGTATTTCATATTGTCCTTGGTACAATGGATCCAAATCACGTTTAATAAAACTCTTAACTTGTTCTATGGCAAATGGATTTGATCCTTGCCAACCTTGTACATCACGTACTTGAATAATTACTTGACCTGTCTTGGCTAGCAAACGTTCAAATAAAGTCCTATGCCCATTATGCCAAGGTTGCCAACGACCTAGCATCTGTACAGTTTCTTTCTTCCAATCAAATACAGGACGTCTGCGATTATCAATAATGTGCTCGGCAATAAAGTCAGCCCATTTTTCTGCATCTTGTTCTGTAATACGGAAGTCATAATACTCTGGCTCTTGAAACATAGCATTAGTATCTGCGTATCTACCTTCACGAATAGTGTCTACCCAGATAGTCCAATCTGCTTTGAAGTTATTTCGCATCTCCACTATAGGAGCAACAAAGTCGCAGATAACATATTCTGTTCCTGCTTCTATACTAAATTGAAACATACGCAGACTTTGACGAATACGCCCTTCTTTACTAAAGTCCCAATCGTTATACTTACGGCGTACATCGTCTGCATTGAACCAAGTTACTTTAGGGAATATTGGTTCAAGTTCTGCGTTAGTTACTCTTTCTTCTAAACGATTTTTTAATGCTTCTGCTAGAATAGTTTTACCTGCACCAGGTAGCCCCATAATTAAAATTCGTTGTGTCATTATTTTTTTCCTATTATCATATATCGTGTGTACAACGGTAATGCAAACTCGCCTGCCCAAATGATATCTACACAGCATTGTTTTTTGAATTCATCTAAATTATTTGCTGTTCTTATATGTTCGGGTATGTTATAGTTATTGCTTTGCAAAACTAATAAACTGTTATCGGGTGTATGGCTTAACCAACTTTCATATTGTTTTTGTGTTAGATGTTCACAACTTGTGTTAATAATAATATCTGCACTCATATGCATAGGTTGACTAATATCCACAACACTGGCACGGAATCTGCCTGCCATTTCCTCTAGCTTATTCATATTTTCTGCGATAGGTTTACATACTGGATCGATATCATAACTTGTAATATAGGAAATAGGTATAGTACTTTGGAACAACATGCTAGCCAAGACCCCTACCCATCCAGCACAGATTTCAACACTATAAGGATCTCTCTTCACTGAACAATGTAGCTGTAATACTTCTATTAACCATTCTTTGCTTTTAATTTGTCCAGACCAAAAGGCATCCATAGTCCTCAACGGCTCGGGACTTTGGCGGATTGCTTGCATCCAATGATGCAAATGATCTGTATCTATCATCATAAGTTTAATTTCTTTGCTATCAGTACTGCCGCATTATAGGCAGTTTTTATCCCCGAGTGCATCATGTCTCTAGAGAAGTCGGCAGGTTGATCCTTGAGAAATTTATCTATAAGATTATATCCTGCCGTGTGTACATGATCCACATTAAGAACCGATGCTGTATTTTCATGCCAGGACGCCTCACAATAAGCACATCTATCTTCCCAAAGTTGCCTTGTTATCTTTGATATAAACACAGCATTTAATTCGGCATGATATTTATTTTTGTTCCAAATATCCATAAGATCGTTAGGTTCAAGATTCCACGCACCTAAATGTTCTACATAAGTTTTTTCATATCTTGTTATTCTGTCTAATTCAGGCCATGCCATAATTACTCCCCTTGGAGTCGGATACGCATCTCTAAGTATAGAGGAATTATGAAAATTAAAAAACATCGATGATCCGCCTACTCCCATATTAACAACAGGTAATCCTAGGATATTTTCTATCTGACTGGATACAGTATCTTTATCATCTAAACCTACGCCTAATACATGGGAACAACCAAAGATAACCACCGAGTTAGCCCAATCGATGTTGTTAAACTCTTGAGTTCTATAACCTTCGGAATTAAAAGTGTAGGTCACTGAATGTGTTCTATAGTGCCAATCCGGTGGTTGTTTTTTTAAGTTTTCCTTATAACGGTTTTCTGTATCAGTACCTGACCAATATTTTGTACTATCATTGTCGCCCGGCAAAAACTTATTTGCATTAATTTTCGATCGTATAGTATATGAGAACAATTTATTCAGCATTTTTTATCTTTGGTATTTTGCTATCAGCGCTACTGACACATCTATCAGTTACGCAAAGTCTAGGGGCGGAAAACAAAGTAAATTTTTCTATCGTTCCCAAACTTTCTTCCTTGCAACTGTATGCTCGTTTTACTTCGTTACCTCTTATTATAACACTCTGATAGCCACTATTGCAAGTCCATCCGGCAAACTGATTGAAACCTAATGCATTAAATCTTTCTGCTTGATCGATATAGTAATCTTGCTCGCCGTCGGTAAGTCTTATTTGAAACCCTTCCTGTTGCTCAAAATCATTCTGCATGATATCAATCATCTCAGGCGTATAACCATCTACTATGGCTGTGGCAGTATCGTTACTCTGCGGTTTGAGTGTTACGTTGATACCACGCTCTCGCAGGCGATTACAACGTTCTAATGTTTCATAAAACAGTGCCGGCACCATAACTTGGTTAACTGTTACGTGTACACGTTCGTACATTAGTTGTAAACACTTGTCTCCAAACTCTTGCTCTTTGGCAAACTCTGCGTGAAAACTGGCCGTAATACTTCTACGCTGTAGACAGTCAGAAACATCGCACCAATTCTTCCACCATTTTGATCCTGGCGACAAATTGGTTGTCATATGGATACTTTGGTAAGAACTTTTGGTTTCATCCAAGTGTTTGATTAGTTTGGGAAGATCTTTATAGGCTGTTGGCTCGCCTCCACTAAAACTCCAGTGGAATTGGGTAAATCCGTTCAAACCGGCTTGACGTTTTATCTCATCTACTGTAGACTTATATACTTCTAAAGTTTGGTAATCCAAACTATCACTTCTAGCATAGGGCCAACAGTATGAGCATTTATAGTTACAAAATCTGCCCAATATCCAACTAATGTTAAATAATGGATGATCCAACATAGTCTGTTGTCCAAATTTGATTATTTTCGAAAACGGTATGTTAGAGAATTCCATTGACAGTATTTACACGAGGTGTTATAATATATACGTGGACGTGAGTGTAACTTGGTAAACCTCCTCCTAGTAAGCTGTTCCCCAGCTGAACGGAGGGAACGGGTCTAGCTCATTGAGTGACTTTGAAGGTTCGAATCCTTCCGTCCACACCATTTTTAACTTAGGCAACAGAAGGCAATATGAAAAAAACGTTACTAGTGTTAGCAGTTGTTTCGTCTAATGTGTTTGCATACACAGAAGATCCACATCATGCATTTGATATGACCCATAATGAAGTCAATTCATTTCAGGTTACTTTTCAAGTAGCAAATGATGTCAATGCCGCATGCGTGGCCGCAAGTAAGAAGCGTGGTGGTGGTGGGTTTGGCTATAGGGTAGATGCCTGTAGCTTCTGGGACGATACAGTATCAGGACGTAAATGCACAGTGATCACACAACCTAGCGCCAATTTCCATACTATCGGTCATGAGATCAGACATTGTTTGCAAGGTGTATTTCATGATGCTTACGGTGAAATCAAAAGATGAAAAAAGTAGCAAGCAGTCCCGAACGACATACCTTTCAAAAAGAAGGGTATATCAAACGTTGTGAGAAAGAAGGCAAAGAACCCAATTCCGACTATGTGGCCATGTACAAGACTTGGCGTGAACAGGATGAGGAGAATCTAAAAGACCCTATGTGGCAAAAGAACAATATGGAATATGATCTACGTAGTTCCAAAGAACTATGCGACAAAGTCAAACAGTCGGATAACTACGCTCAAAACTTATATGCGGCCATGTGTAACATGACTTGGCAAAGCAGAGAGTTTTGGCAGGAAATGAAAGGTGAAACTTGGTCTTGCTCTTGGCGTCACTCTGGCGGTATAATTGCCGATATGCGTGAAGAAGGTGATTACATCGATTGGTATTGTAGCGGTATCGGCGGAGGCCTTGGTAATGGAGATGAAGAGGGTACTAAAGGCTATGTACCAGAAGGTGTAGTCACTGAAGAAATTGAATTGGACTTGAACCGTTTGGGGTGGAGACCAGTTCCTTATGAGGATGACGAAGTTTAAGGTTAAATATTTATATGGCTAGATGGACTGTAACAGTTGAAGAAGCAGATGATAGTAGTGGAGATTTGGTTATCCCATTGCCTCAAGAACTTCTCGACCTTCAAGGATGGGTAGAAGGAGATACATTAGAATGGGAGAAAGCTGACGATGGATCTTGGATTATTTCAAAAGTAAAAGATGAGTAACAAAGACGATATACTAGAACTAACAGGCACTGTTGAAGAAGTACTACCGGGCAATATGTTTAGAGTTAAGGTAGAAAATATGGACAAACCACTGTTATGTTATTTAGGTGGTAAATTGAAACAAAACAAGATAAGGATCATACTCGGCGACGAAGTGCAGATAGAAGTCAGCGTCTATGATCTGAGCAAGGGCAGAATAACTTATAGGTTATAAAATGAATATAATTCTCGAACGTGTTTTTAACGTATGCAAGGAAGTTCGAGAACAAAGCCCCGAGCAGACCAATTTCAAAAAGATAATCAATCGTACTAGAAAAACTTTCAAGCGTCACGAATTCGATATATCAATTAAAACTAAAAGAGACAAGACTTTAGATAATGACAAATGGTATGTCATGGCCTTTTATGACAGCGAGAATGATTATCATAATGAAACAGCCATCGAAGTCATTGTATATCACAATCTAGACGGCACTGAGAAATTTGGGCAACATCAAACTGTATTATTTCTTACAGAAATTTTCGATGCTGTTGTACATGAATTTCGGCACCAATATCAAAGTATGCGTAGAGACTTTGCCGAATTTAATCCCAGAGCTCCTTATAACGGTGCATATGAACAATACCTAGCAGATCAAGACGAACTAGATGCCTATGCATTTAGTATTGCTATCGAACTATTAAGAGTGATGGATAGATCTCGTGCTATGAGAAATCTAAGTAGAATCTCTATAATGAGCAAGATGCGTACTGGCTCGGTCTATTCTAGCCCAACCTTACGTGCCTATATAGACCATTTTGGACTAAATCCTTTGACGAAAAAATTAGCCAAAAAAATCTATCAACATCTAGAAACGATTGACAAGCGATTGGTTTTCATGTAAAATACTTGTATTGAAACTACTAAAGTGAGCGACATGAAAACGTTTCCTATTCAGCAAGTTCTAGAATTGGCCTGTGCGGCACAGCGTACTAATGGTGCTTATCTTAAAGATCAGGAATCGGTTTATGCCGATGATGGTGTCTTCATGTACACTAAGTATCCAAACAAAGTTCTAATGCTTTACACTTTGGATGACCGAATGATTATCCCCGATACTAAGGCACTTAAAATTGAACCTGAAGATACGGTTTGGGCAGAAGAAATCAAAACCTACTACAAGCGACTAATGTTTTCCGCTATTGATGGCGAGAATGATTTCCTTACTACCATCAATACTATTTTGAATAGTGAAACTGTTAAGGAAAACCAATTAGGTTATGTGGCCTGTTTGCCTAGCGTACAATTAAGAGATTATGTTCATAATCAAGTCAAGCGAGCCGCAAAGTCAGTTGAAGAAGGTTTCCTGGGCAAACCTGGAGATCGTTTGGCAGATTTAGATTGTGAGATCCTGGAAGTAATTAAGTCAAAGAACTTTGAAGGATGGAATATCTGTGCTATAATAAACAACAAAATGGCTAGTTGGATGAGCCAAGTAGAACTTAAAAGAGGCCCTTGTGTTGTAGTAAAAGCCAAGGTAAAAGATAACAGCAAACACTGGAAACATCAGAATGATGAAACCAGACTTAACTATGTGAAAGCGGCACAATAATGGCGGGTACAGCTAAATCAGTTTACTTAACGATCAATAAAATTGGTAGTTACAAGACAGAATTCACCAAAGTGTTTTTCAATGCTAAGGACTACAATGATTATATTAAAACTGAAGAGTTCAAAGCCAAGTGGCCTAAAGATCAATATGTAATAAACAAAGAGGTTTACTGATGAGCAAAGCAAAACACAAGCCCTATCAGTGGATCGATGGCGAAACTGCGGATCGTATTACTAGTCTCAATTTGAAAGACTATCGTGCATATCTAAAGAAAGAATTGAAGCAGTGGAAGAAGAATCCTAAGACTGACGCTAACCCAGATGGCTATTGGATGCACGATGAAGACGTAGGTATTAACATGCGTACTATTGCCGCACTGGATTTGATTATCAGCCACTTTCCAGAAACATCGGATGAAATAAAATGAGCAGATATACTACGGTTTATAAAGAAGTTGAAATTGATGTTGACTTAGACGATTTCGATGATGAAGACATTTTAGAAGAAATGGAAAAACGTGGGCTTGCGGTTGGAGCCACCGGTGATGGTCGAGAACTACTCACTGCCATTTGGCTCAAACGTAGGCAAGGTCAAGACTATCAAACAGAGTTGGATCAACTAATTTACAACGGATTAGGAAAGATTGTATGAAACGAGAACTAGATGAATACCTATGTAAAGTATACCCTAAGATGATGGTGAACCGTGACAAGCCTATGTCTGAAACTTGTATGTGTTGGGGATTTGATTGTGGTGATGGTTGGTTCAATATTTTGAATCAACTTATGGGTAATATTCAACATCACATTGATTGGAAGGAACGTCAGCGAGAAGTATCTATCAAATTTAACCGGATAGCTGAACAACTCAAGGCCGGCGACTCTACATTATTTGATGAAGAGTACAAGGATATGATTAATCAAGAGTACAAAGAAAAGCGTAGACAAGAACTAATTGATCGCTACCCCATAAGTATTCCCGAACCTATCCCACAAGTAACATTAGATCAGGTTAAGGAAAAGTTTGGTACACTACGTTTTTATTACACAGGTGGTGATGACTATATCAGTGGTATGGTTAGCCTAGCAGAATCAATGTCGGGTGTCACTTGTGAAGAATGTGGTAACCCAAGCGAAGTGCAAAATGACGGCGGGTGGATGCGTTCTATCTGTAACTCATGCGAAGAAAAAAGACTACTTAAAGAAGGATACGAACAATGAATTCATTTATAACATGGTTTTCAGAAAATAGAAAAACTATCGGTTATACCATAGGTACACTTAATGTATTATCGGGTATTGCGGGGTTACTTAATGACGAATACGAATATGGACTTATTTGGTTAATCATAGGTGCTACAATTATTTTTGACACAAAGGAATTCAAATGATTACTATAAAGGAATGGATGGAGTTAGTGGACTATAAGATCACCGAAGGTAGTGATTACATGTGGCGCTGTTACGGTAACCATGCCTATCAATTAAGCAGTTGGAATGGAGTTCACGGCAAAGGTGGATACAGTTTCAATATTGTGTTCAGCACTAAGAGTCAGCGTGTGTTTGAAGTAGAAGTCTGCGACTATACTAATAATCGTGTTTATCGTATGATTGCCGAAAACAAACGTGAAAAACATGCCAAGGAAGCCAAACGTCATTTAGTTAACTTAAATGAAGCATGGGACGATGTTGACTATATTGATTTGGAAGTTGATGATGATTTTATTTCCAAATGTCTAGCAATTAAAGCAGGTGAAGAATACAGTACAGATGTCAGCGTTCCGTTGGACTTGCCTGATGAGTTACTAATGTTTGCTTTCAAGGCCGCACATGCTGAGAATATGACATTCAACGATTGGATGAACAAGATGCTCAAAGCATTCATTGACAAAGTTGAGAAAGGCGAGTATACTAAGGAAGATGCAGAAAAGTTTAAGAAAGAAAAATTAGACTATTCATTTTTGGACGAATACAGCGAAGGGGAATAGATGCGTATCAAATTAGTCAGTGACCTACACTTAGAGTTCAGTGACATTAACATTCAAAATGATCAGGACTATGATGTCCTAATCCTTGGTGGCGATATCTGTATCGCCCAGGATCTACACGATCATCCTGAACCTGCCAACACAACAGATCAGCAAGCTATCGCTGACGGCACCGGGTTAGGTCGTAAGCAACAGCGGGCGCAGGCTTATCGTGATTTCTTCAAGCGTTGTAGTTTCCAATTCCCACATGTTGTTTATGTAATGGGCAATCACGAATTTTATCATGGCAAGTTCTATGCGGCTATTGATTATATGCGTGACGAGTGTGCCAAGTATCCTAACATCTATTTGTTAGAACAAGATACTAAGATTATCGATGATGTTGTGTTTGTCGGTGGCACACTTTGGACCAACATGAACCGTCGAGATCCCTTGACCATGCATGCCATTGAAGGTATGATGAACGATTTTCGTATCATCCGTAACGACTTTAGAAGCTATGCTCCTATGAGTTCGTTAGATGTTGCAGTTAGACATGACAAGACTCTTGCCTATATCAAAATTGTTGTTGAACAAAACAAAGATAAAAAATGTGTAGTAGTGGGTCATCATGCGCCTAGTATGTTAAGCATACACGAACAGTATGCTAACGACTCGCTTATGAATGGTGGTTATGCTAGTGATCTGAGTGAGTTTATTTTAGATCACCCGCAGATTAAACTTTGGACGCACGGACACATGCATCAGCCTTTTGATTATGTAATTGGTGAAACGAGAATCGTATGTAACCCACGTGGTTATGAAAATGATGGTTACAGCGAAGATAGTGGCTGGAACCCAAATATTCTATTGGAGATCTAAAATGACAGACGGAGTAAAAACAGTTGGCGACATGGTTCGTGTTACAGCAGATAACACAGCAGAATTCATGAAACAAGTGGCCGATCACATTGAAAAATTAGAGGATGCGGTGAAACAGTTGCAAAATCGTGTCTCGGAGCTCGAGGACGATGGTAAATGAAAATCGGCCTTAGTTATAGCCGGTGTGTTAGAGATATCGTCGATGGTGTTATAGACATCGACGATGTTCTCGTTGTTATTAGCCGTACAGATTTTGATCCTCGTAATGATGTACAATGGGCAAGTATTTGGGGAGGCTATCACGATCCTTATGGATTGAGTAATCCAGAATGGGCGGCATACCCAGACGGCGATGAAGATCGTTTCCGTAGTGTCAGCATTGAACTTTGGGAAAGAGGCAAGTTACATCAGCCTAGACAGTTTGGAGCACACCCTACTCGCCGTAGAGAAATTTGGCTAGAAGCTGTACTACCAAATAGCGAGCTAGCCAAAAATCCTGCTGCCAAAAAGGCTTTTGAAAAGTTCCAAACTATTGCCGGACTTTCGAGCGTCGAATTGGATGACAAATATCAGTAATGAACATATAATACTACTATCGTAACAACACTTGAAGGTGTCAAATGAAGTATGTATTATTGTTGTCTGCTCTACTATTGACAGCATGTGATCGACCCTCTTCCACTCTTATAGCAGAAGCCGCTCCTGTCGAACAAACTAAACCTATGGGTCCTGATGGTTGTAATGTGGATACATCTAGTAAATTAGTAAATCAACATTCAGTTAGCCAAATTCGAAATCTAGTTAAAGAAGAATTTGAGTTTGGGTATAAAAACGAATGTACTGTCAAATTTGACATCGATGTAGATGGAAAAACTTATCACTTAGAAGAAACAGAGTCTGGTTTAGAACAAATGGCTAGTGAGTGCTATTACGCTAGAGAACGAGCTAGAAAAAATCTTCTTTTGGATTTGGGCGGAGACTTCAAAAGCGAAGCCAATATTCAATGCCAATATCACGACACTATTGGTAAATCAGGCAGTTGACATTTGACATAATATCAACTATAATCAATATACATTAACACACAGAGAGGCACTTATGAAGGCATTTATAGCAGGCACTATCTTTGGATTGATACTGGCTACTGTTGGGTTCAGCGGTATTGCTCGTATGTTAGACAAAGGTGTAGACACAGTTAAAACACAAAGTCAGGAGTTAGCAAAATGAGAATGGTAGTTGCTCTTATTTTGATTTCGGCCCTTGCCGCTTGCTCAACAGTAGCAGGTGTAGGTAAGGATATTCAATCCACAGCAGAGTGGACAAAAGAAAAGATGGGTGGTTCAAAATGAAAAAGTTTTTATTGCTAGTTCCTCTAGTTGCTATTCTAGCGGCTTGTGGTTCAACTCGTGACCCGTATGAGCGTCGAGCTGATGCTGAACGTGAACGTCAAGAAAAGTATGTTGAACGTACTATTGACCAAGCACCTAAGTGGATGTCAAATCCTCCACTGAGTAATAGTGCTGTTTACGAAGCTGGTACGGCTGTTAGTGGTGACTTTAGTATGGCCGATATCAAAGCCAAAGCAGATGCTTATGGCAAGATTTGTATGGCCGCTGGCGGTACTGCTAGCCAACGTACAAAGGTTTATCGTACAGATAGCGAACGTGCCAGCACTGAAATGACAGAAATGGCTATGCGAACTAGCTGTTCAACCGTAGATCTTACAGGTGTAGAAGTTAAGGAAATCAAGCGCATAGCAGAAGGTACACGTTTCCGTACTTATGTACTAGTTGCCTTGCCAACAGGTGATGCTAACATTTTGCGCCGTGCAAAAGAAGAAGCAAAACAACGTGAGTTCGCGGCTAGTCGCCAAGAACAAGCATTCAAAGAACTTAACTAAGGAAAAATATGTTCACAATCGTTCTCGGAGTATTACTCGGTATTGTAGTCTTAGTGGGCCTTGGCCTGATTGATTACAATAACAAAACCAATTATGAAAACGCTATTGAGCGGGCACAGCGTTACAAGGAAGATACAGATAGCATCAAAGCACATCCAAGTATGCTCAAACGTCTTTGGGTATTGTCTTTGTTGCCTGTAATCTTGTTTACAGCATTTGAGTCATTTACAATCGTACCAGCAGGTTACATTGGTGTACAGGTTACGCTAGGAACTGTTAATCCAGAAACACTGAGTGAAGGTTTGCATTTTGTAAACCCAATCAGTCAGGTTAAGGAAGTTGAAGTTCGTGTTGTAAAAGCGGACTTGAAAGGTGCTCAAGCAGGTACTAAAGACTTGCAGGTTGTGCATACAGACATCGTAGTTAACTATCGTATTGATGGTGCCAAAGCGGCTACTATGTACAAAGAGTTTGGCTTAGATTTGGAAAACAAGATCCTGTTGCCAGCTATTAACGAATCATTCAAAGCTACCACTGCCCACTATAACAGTGAAGAATTGGTAACCAAGCGTGATGAAGTTAGCTCTGCTATCCATACTGAACTACAAAATAAAGTAGGCAAGTACGGATTGGACATTAGTGAAATCAGTTTGGTTAACTTTGGATTCAGTCAAGAGTACCAAGCGGCTGTTGAACAGAAAGTCATTGCTACACAGAACAAGCAAAAGGCTGAACAAGACTTGGCTCGTATCAAAGTAGAAGCTGAACAGCGTATTGCTCAAGCAGATGGTGAAGCTAAGGCTATTGCTATCCAAGCACAGGCTATCCAGTCAAATGGTGGCGCACAGTATGTTCAGCTACAAGCGATTGAAAAGTGGGACGGCAAGTTACCTAGCACTATGTCAGGTGTTGTACCGTTCATCAACGTAGGCAAGTAACATGAAATTGTTTGACCGCACTGGGGGGCATTGGCTGTTCTGGTGCGGTTTTACATATCTCAGTTTAACCGCAGTGGTTGCTCTTAGTCCTTACAGAGACTATACTATGCTTGTAGAGTTAGTATGGCTTGTTATGGTAGCTTTACCCTTGATATGTAATCCGCTGGCTCGCTGGCTTAACATGAGAGAGAATCATATGTTAGATAAATTATTTTTTAAGAAACCTAGTAACGTAGTTCCATTTCCTAAAGAGCCTGAACACGGTGGCGGAGATGGTGGCGGTTATACTCCCGAACCAAAGAAACCTGCTGTAACTTATTATAGTCTAGGAATGAACAGTGATAACAGGCTAGAGTTCAAAATGGGCTATAGTGCTATTACTATGAACCATGGCGGTGTTAGTAATTTAATTGAACAGCTCGAAACCTTTAAGAAGCAACTTGCCCAATACGAAGGCATAGGGGAACAAGAATGATTAGAGAATTTATTAATATTGTTGAAACGATGGAAGGTATTACTGACGATTGGTTCAAGACAGGTTCGTTTGAAACTTATAAGCACCCTACACCTATCCATTATAAAACTGCTATCGCTCCAGGCACAGTTAATACACTTGAAGGTCCGGTCGACTATCTAGCCGGACATAAAATCATCACAGGGCCAAAAGGTGAGCAGTATCCAGTAGATGCAAAAAAGTTTGCTGAGTACTACGACGACAACGGCGATGGCACAGCTACTCCCAAGAAAATACACAAACATGCCAAGCTGGCAGATCATGATGGTGTGGTACATGCAAGTTACGGAGATTTGAATTACAAAGCCGGTGAGGACTATATTGTTCGACACGGTGCTGGAGACTACGGTGTAGTCAAGAAAGATATCTTTGCAAAGACATACGACACATCAAATGCTGTATAACGAAATTGAACTAATAGAAATGGCTCGAGATTATGAAGCCATGGAGCGTCAAGCACTACAGGACGCAGAAGAATTGCGTCAATTACGAGACGGTGAACGTATTATTGTTCCTGTAGATATCGAGCATGCCCGCACAATGTTCAAATTGGCTAGTTACTATCTTAGCCAACACGACAAAGAATTTACTTTAACAATGGAGAAATAATGCCAACCTTAGTGCCAATGGTAATCGAGCAAGAAGCTCGAGGAGAACGTAGTTACGACATTTATAGTCGTCTACTTAAAGATCGTATCGTTATGTTAGATACAGATGTAAATGAACATTCAGCAAGTTTAATCGTAGCACAGCTACTTTTCTTAGAAAGTCAAGGCAATGAAGATATTAACTTTTTCATTAATAGCCCTGGCGGTGTTGTTACCGCTGGCATGGCAATTTACGATACAATTCAGTTCATAAAACCAGATGTATCGACCATCGTTATGGGACAGGCTTGCTCAATGGGTAGTTTACTCGCCACTGCTGGCGCTCCTGGCAAACGCAAGATTCTACCTAACGCTCGCCACATGATTCATCAACCTAGCGGTGGTGCTGGAGGACAAGCTACAGACATGGAAATCCAAGTAAAGGAAATCCTAAAGATGAAACAAAGTCTTACACAAATTTATGTAAACCACAATAGCAAAGGTAAGACATTTGAAGAGTTTTATACAGCCATGGAACGTGACAATTTCATGACAGCACAGGAAGCTGTAGATTTTGGACTAGTTGACGAGATCGTTACTAAACGCTCTTAATCTTCAGAGCCTGCTGTTAATGGTTTAATATTGGCGGCAGGTTCAATGCTGGCAACTAATTTTTGAAATTGCG